AAAAGCACCAGAAGGGATCTGCTTCTGAATTTGGTGCAATGCAATACTTAACACAAAAAGGTTATTATATATTTATACGAGGTAGTGTTACCTCACCCATAGATATAATTGCTATTGATCCTCTTACAGCAGAAATTATTTTAATAGATGTTAAGACTGTTTCCCTGCGATTAACAGGTAAAAAAAAAGGTACACGCATTAATAGAAAGCTTAATGCAGAACAAAAAAAACTAGGCGTAAAAATATTATATCATTATGGCAATAACAAATTTAAATTTCATCGACAATCTAAAAAAAAGAATAATGAATCACGAAGGGTTTCGACTTAAACCCTATCATTTAAGTTATGGTAATGTGACAGAGTCTTTTGCTACAGGTGGCTATGGACATCGCATTTTACCAGATGAAGAAATTCCAACAACTGAGGAAGGTTGGAGAAAAGTATTTGATGCAGACTTTAATATTGCATTCGAGGGTGCAACTCGAATATGCCAAGATATGAATTTGCCAGATGAAAAGTTTGGTATATTTGTTGAACTAGCATATCAAATTGGAGTCAATGGCTTATCGAAATTCCGTAAGACATTGCAACACGCAAAAGATCAAAATTGGGATCTGTGTGCAAACGAGCTTTTAGACTCTAAGCTTCATAAACAAACTCCGCATCGATTAGAACATCTAGCGGATGTTATGAGAGGAAAAAACAATGAGTAAAATTATAGAATTTTGGAATGGCTTAAAAAGAACAGTTAAAATATTTTTATCTGGTGTAGCCATTATTTTAATTTTTGTATTAGTTAATAATTTAATTAGCTAAGATAATCGCTTTTTCTACAAGGGATTGATTTAATTAAAATTAACCCTTATTAGTTAATAGTTCTTTTATAAGAATAGCAGGGGGATACTCCCCCCTGTTTTATTTATTGCAGTACAACTTAGCACCTATTTTACAAAGTCCATCATAATACTTTTGGCTTAAATGATCGCCAGAGTAATAATGACCAAACTCGTGAATAAGTAATTCTATGATTGCTAATTTATTTGTTTTTATATCAAACCATTTTTTACCTAATGTTTTGTAATAAAAATCTAAATCTGCACCTGAATTACCTGCGGTATAAGTTGCTAAGAAAGAAGTACCACCTAAACCTTTGCAGTCAAAGATCTGAACATTTAGATTTTGATTGAAAAGTTTTATGTGCAATCTTTTTGCTAAAGAAATAACTTCTTTCATTTCTTTCGTGATTTTAGATTTATCTAAAATTGGAGCAGGAATATCACCTTCCATATTTGGAGATGCATATTTGCCTATAGATCCAGATGGTCTAGCAAAATCTTCAAATTCATCACGAGTTTTTTTAATGTTGTTCCAAGTAGCACTATTAAAAGATCCGCCTGTGATAACATTTATATCATCTGCGAATGCTTTTTTATTAGCTTCTAAATCATTAACATCAAAAACAACTGCATCATCACCATATCGATTGTCGATTACAACCTTTACTGCTTCTGGTTTCGCTTCTTCCAAAGCTTCTGAAACCCAAGATGCCTTTGACTCTTCTTCATCCAGTTCACTTGCTGTATGATTAAGAACATATGTTTTTAGTTTTTTGAGATAGCTTGGACTAACATTATCTCTATCTTTATTTAATGGTATCTTTTGATTAACATTAATTGAAAAACCTATATCTGTTTCAACAACAGGTATTCCAAGTTCATAGATGTAATTAGTATCTAATGAAAACAATTCGATTTTAGTTTTTCTTTTTGTTCGCACTAGATTTCCATTTTCATCAACAGTAATACTTGGTAGTTCTTCGATAAAAGATTTAAGAGCTGTTGGTCTATTAATATCTTGATGAGACATAATAAACTTAACACCTTTTGGTGGAATAATATTTTTAGCTTGATGAACTAACTCTAACATTTCTGTTTGAGTCATTTTTATCGTACCAGAAAACATCGTACCAACAGGAATTTTTGTTCCTGTCTTAGTTCGAGTTCCGTCTGGTTTAAATATTACTCTACCTTTAGTTGAGGTGATGGAAGCAGACTTAAACATAGAGAGAGCAAATTTTTCTCCTATGTTAAATCTTCCTCTTTGTTCAAAGTTACCTTTTTTATAACTGCTAGCAAATAAAGTATAAGAGTCATTAAGATCCTTAAAACCTTCTTTGCTATCATCATAAACATCTATCTCAATATAGTTAGGTTGCTTTAGACTTTTTCTTACAGTCACCTCACACTTTGTAATCTGTTCATCGAATGAATTAGATACAAGTTCTTTAATGATAAAGAATTTATTTTTTTCGTTTTGAATTTTTTGTAATCCTGCCTTATCGACAGCAAACCAATTATTCATAAGTTTCTCCTTCTGAGAATAATCCCTTGTAGAGAAAACGATTATCATATTCACTTTTTAAAGAGCAGTATCTACTTGTGACTTATGAAGTCATTTTTAATACAAAACCATTTTAACATTTTTTGAAAAAAATTTCTTACGACCACAAATTTTGGGAATCAAAATCTGCGAAATATTTTTTTTTATCGCAGAATAATATGCGACATCATTGCAAAAAAAGATGAAATTAGTTTTTTTTGCGTTTGTTTTTGTTGCTCGCAACACCGCAGTTTACTTAGGGTGATTTTTTTTGTCCACAGGATTTTCTGCGAAAAATTGGAAGGTAAAATTCTATGATAACAAAACTTTTAGGACTCGGTGGAGGGATAAAAGAGCCTGTTGAAGCTGTTGGATCTGTTCTCGACTCTTTGTTTACGAGTAAAGAAGAAGAATTAAATTTAGAGATTGTAAAAGAAAGATTGGCTCAAAAGCCTGCAATGATCCAAGCAGAAATAAGTAAGGTACAGGCGTCTCATAGATCTATGTTTGTTGCAGGTGCTAGACCATTTTTGCTTTGGGTATGTGGTCTTGGTTTTGCTTACTCTTTTTTGATAGCACCAACATTAGAATTTTTTTTACCAGACATGAACAGAATTAATATTCCAACTGACATCATGCTAGAGCTTACCCTTGCAATGCTCGGTTTGTCCAGTCTCCGCACAGTAGAAAAGCTAGCTAATAAAAGTAAATAAAAATTTTACGCACATCAACTAAGGAAATAATTATGGAAAATAATAACGAAGAACACATTGTCGGTAAGAGTGGTGACTATACTGCAAAAGCAACTATTGGTGAGACATGGGAAAAGACAGCAGTTACAGGTGGTGTATCCGTAAAAGGATCGGCTACTTTAGTTGATGACACACCAGATGGAAGTTATGACATAAAAATTAAAACTGATTGTGACAGTTACAATCACACTTACACAGCTAATAAAGGTGAGTCTTTTGATTTTAAAAAAATAACCACGAATTTTTGGGACTCAACAGATGTTAAAATAACTGTAACAGGCAACGATGGTCAATCTGGTGATTGGAAATTAGTTGTTAATTACTCAACTTGCTAATTAATAAGTGAGGAAGGTACACAAAAATCCTAAAGGTGGTTTATCGGATGCAGGTCGAAAGCATTTTAAAAAAACGGAAGGCTTAAATCTTAAACCACCTGTTAAGTCTGGTGACAATCCAAGACGAGCAAGTTTCCTAGCAAGAATGGGAAACATGAGCGGTGCAGAATACAAAGACGGAAAACCAACACGCCTATTATTATCACTTAGAAAATGGGGAGCAAGTTCAAAAGCAGATGCCAGAAAAAAATCAAAGGCTATCTCAAAGCGAAATAAAAAGAAAACAACGAGCTGACAAGTATTTTGATTTGTTTGGAATAGAAAAACCAAAAGGTCTTTCACCTCCACAGCAACTTATGGCTATTAAAAAGAAGAAGAGAATGTGCAAGGATTGTGATCCTGTTGATCTTATTCTTTGTATTAATGGTGATTGGATGTGTTGGGGATGCAAGCACAATACAATGAATTTAATAAAACAAGAGGATGATTGGATATGAGTAAACCTGTGTGGGAAAAACCTAGACCGAAAAAGTTAGGTAAAAAAAAGAAACTTAAAGGTAAAAAAGGATACAGTTCTGCAAAGAAATCGGCAGACAAAAAGTTTGGCAAGAAAACAAGTCTTGTTAAAAATATGTATATATCAAAAAAAATGAAGGGATAATATATGCCATACGGAATGGGAACTTACGGATCAAAAAAAGGTAGACCACCAAAGAAGAAAAAAGAAGATCCTAAGAAAAAAAAGAAGCCTAAAAAGAAAAAATAATGTTTAAAATGATTGCTGTTTTATGCTTCTTGCACGTCAACCCAACACAGCATTTTTGCCTATCTAATGCAGATGTGCGAGGTATTTATGATACTTTTGAGGAGTGTAGTACAGCAATTGATAAGTTGGTTTTAGCTATAGATCAACCAATGAAACAACGTCTGGTAGCAATACAATTTACCTGCATTGAAAATACTTTAATTAATTTATAATTTCATATAGTAGCTCTTCTGTATTAAGGAGAGTTGGCAGAGCGGTTGAATGCACCAGTCTTGAAAACTGGCATAGATGCAAGTCTATCGAGAGTTCGAATCTCTCACTCTCCGCCATCAAAAAAAAAATTTCCATAAAAATATTTCACACGACAATCGCTGAATTTACACGACACTTACACGACAGGGTTGTTTTTATTGGTATTAAAGGGATAAAATCGGTTTTCAAGACCGATTTCCACATAGTGCTAAAACCAAAAAAACAAGGTTTACCGCCAAAAACATAGTTCCTACATAGGAGCTAAAGACAATAAAAGTGTATTATTTACACGACATTTACACGACAAACTGATATAAATTCCGTCATAATACTTGGAATAAAAATTAATTTATTTCGTTTTCTTAGGAGTATATATGAAAACACATAGAGTAAATGTTCGAGGTGAAAAGAAGTATTGTGTTGTAATTAACACAGGTGAGTTTCACCCTAACGGAAGAGCTAAAGAAAAAAAGTTTTATCATAGCAAAAAAAATGTAGCGATTGATAAAGCTAATGAATTTTTAATTAATCTACCTAACCAGAAACAAACTGCTTTTTCTGTTAAAAGCGGTTTGACTATTAATCATGTTTACCGCAAATTAGAGGATGATTGGGAAACTAGAATTGCTATGCGTCAAGCAGATCCTTTAGATAATGAAGGCATAGAGCAAAGTTCAGTTGATCGTTTGAAGGATAATAAAAAAGCTTTATTTACTATTCTTGGTAATGGCGATCATAAAGCAGGTGAAACATTTGTTTTAAAAAATATTACCCATGAATGGTATGACCAATTTCTTAAAGATATGTTTAGAGTACATCATTATTCTAAATCTAAAGCTAAAAGAGTTCGTGCTATTTTAAATAATCTATTAGAAAAAGCAGAGGAGTTAAATTGGTTTGACTCTCCACATCATAAGTTTGCTAAAAAAGTTACTAAGTATAAACCTCGTAATCAAAAAAGAGCAATGACTGATAAAGAAGCTTTATTGCTTATTGAAGAATTACAATATAATTTTTTATATGGTCATCGTTCAAATCAACATGGTCGTAGCCATGCAGAAACAGGTGTTACAGAAAGTGCGTTCTTAATGATGTTGCAATACCCAACAGGGATGCGATGGGGTGAGTCTGCGGCTTTAAATGTAGAGGATTTTGATTGGGATAATTATACCTTAACAATTAATAAATCTCGTGATTACAGAACACGAGTTGTTTCAATGACTAAAGCAGGCAAGCTTCGTCAAGAAGATGCAGATGAAGGTGCAAGAATTGTACCTATTGCTCCAAAGGTAATGAAAGCTTTTACTAAATATATGAAAGCTAAAAATATTACGTCTGGTGAATTATTTACTGTATCGTATGAAAGCACATTAGAGTTATTACAAAAGACTTGTGCTAAAGTTGGCATACCTGCTGACATCGTAGATACAAAAATATTTAGACGTTACATTATTTCTAAGTGGCAGAAGCTAGGAGTTGACTCTAAAACCATTGCATTGCGTGTTGGACACAATGATACAGTTACACAAAATGGATATGGTACTTTTGGAGATCCTAATGCATTGAAAGATGTAAAAATGCTACAAACTGCAATCTACAATTAACTTATCTTTATGGGGGGGTGTAATCACTCACCCCCTATATTAAAACCCTCTCCAGACGCAAATTTAAGACAAAAAATTTAGTTACATTGATGTAAATTGTGCAATTTTTTAAAATATCTTATTAATGTATCTGATTGCACAGTTCTTATTTCCTCTTCCACAGGTGCAAGTTTCTTCACCCTAAAAGTTTTCATTTCATTTGTATAAAAAATTAATATGGCAGGCAGGTTAGATTGTTTTGCTAATTTTTTTATTGCAGTACAATTTTTATACGTTTGACCTTTATCGTAAGCGTGTTCAATTAATAACAAAGGCTCATAGCAACTACCTTTATTGCAAACCTCCATTAAATCAACGTCAACTGCTCCTAAGCCATCAATCGTTCGATGCCACTCATTAAAAGGTGATCCTTGTTGGTAGTAGGTATATCGTGGTGACACTAATCTTTTTCTTTAGAAAAGATGTGCAACTTTTTTTTTAAATCTATATTTTCTTGTCGTAATTTAAAATTAGTTTCGTAAGATTTCTCCAATCTTTCTATAGCAAAGTCTCT